ATGCTGGATGACGACGCGCCGCAGCCCGGCATGCGCATGGACGAAGCGCGTGTCGCCGAGCGCGATCAGCAGGTGATGCTGCGCGGGTCCGGGCTGCATCAGCAGGACATCGCCGCGCCGGACGGGGCCGGCACAACTGCGCAGGCCATTGCGCGCGGCGAAGCCCAGCCACGGCGCGATATCGGTGTTGCGAAGCCGGTAACCTTGCGGATAGCGCACGCTCCACCCGCAATCTTCCAGCGCCCGCCCGACAAGACCGAGGCAATCGAGACCCGTCACAGGCTCGCGCCCGTGTAGCCGGAACGGTGCTCCCGCCAGCGCCTGGGCGGCGTTGGCAAGTTCGTCGCCACGCGCGCTCACCGCGCGACCGGATATTGCGCGAGCATGTCATTGCCGGGGAGGAAGGGTTCGCCGCGGAAGTTGACCGCATTGCCGAAACGCGATGTGCAGGTGGCGATGGTCCGGTCGCAGCCCTCGCGCAGCCGGACGCGCAGGCCCACAGGCAGCTCCGGCTCGATGCGCTCGGCAAGCGTTAGCGTGTCGCCCACCGCGTCGATAATCTGGGCCGAAAGACCGGTCGCGGGTCCGTCGAGCCAGCGCAGTTCGCCGTATCGATAGGGCCACGTCTCCGCCAGATCGACGCGCAGCGAATTGGTATCGGCATCGCCCGCGACAACCCGTACGCGAGTTTCGAAGGCAACCGGGTTGAGGCCGCAGCCGGGCCCGCAGAAATGCGCCCGGCACGAGGGGCTCGAGAGGGGGATCGTATCCCCGGCCAACCGCGCCTTGGCCGAGACGAGCTCGGCCTTGAAACCCGCGCCTTCGCGCCTCACGCTCGCGATCGAGCCGACGTAGAGCGTGGCGCTCGCGCAGGTTTCCCAATCGACGATCCCGCTTTCCACGCGCGCGCCGTCGAAGCGCCCGCTGGCAAGATCCTCCGCGCGTACCGAAGCATGGCTGAGCGCGCCGGCGACATCGCCGGGATCGTCCTCGAACCCGGCGGTGCGGCGGATGGCGGAGGGCAGCATGCCCGGCGCGGCGCGGTGGCGGATGCCGCCAAACCACAGATCGCGATCATGCGCGGTAAAACCCAGCGTCACCCCGTCGCGGCGATAGACGCGCCACCAGGTCGCGGCGGTTTCGAGCTCATTGGCGAAGAATATCCTGTTCATGCGGCCTCGCGCACTTCGATCAGCGGGACCGAAGGCGCTTCTCCCGCGGCGAAGGAGAGGCCGCTGACATCCAGCCGGTCCTCGGCAAAGCGCACCGGCACATCGAACAGGAAACCGGCGGTAATCGCTGCGCCATCGGGCGGGGCGGTGTCGAAGACGATCCAGCCCCCGTGCTCCAGGGTCCAGTCGGCGGTTTCGACACCCTCGACCGCGACGCGGATGCTGCCGTCTTCGGGGCGCGTGATCGAGCGTTGCTGCGCACCGTAATGTTTGACCAGGCGGAAGCGGCTGGCCGCGCCATCGCCAGTGCCGAGCAATTGGTCGGTCGCCGCCGGTATGCCGGTCATCGCGTTCGAGCTGAAATCGAACGGATCGCGGAGCCGGAACCCGCGCGCCGGGCCGTAGCGCGCGCGGAAGAAGGCGATCAGCGTGCCTAGCTCTGCCTCGGAGCGGATACCGGGGCCGACATCGTACCGCATGCGCGCATCGGACCACAACGCATTGCGATGCTCATAGCCCGATGCGGTCACTGCGACCGAGGTCGAAAACTCGGGGCTCGCCGCGGCATCGCGGCCAAGTGCAAGGGGATAGGCGACATCGTCGAAGGGGATCATCTCGTCATCTCCGGGAGGCAGGCGGGTGTAACCATCGCGCGCGACCTGCGGCAGCGCCCAGACGAAGCGCTGCGACACACCGCGTGCCCGCGCTTCATCGAGCGCATGGTCGATCAGCGACCAGAACTCCTCGCTATCTTCGGGAGCGAGCACGAAACCTGAGAAATAGTCGGTCGCGGCAGCCGGATAGGCCAGGTGCCGGTCGACAAAGGCATGCGCCTGGCGCCGCGCTGCCTCGGCACCTGCGGTCAGCCAGTCGTAATCTTCCAGCTGCAGGCGGTCGAAGGCGGGGTATCGCCAGCCGGTGGGCATATTGGCGCGCCAGGCCTCGGGGGTGGCCGGATCGAGGACGGTCGGCGTGAAGGTCAGCAGCAGAATCTCGGCCTGCCCGTCCGCCGCGTCGCGCACCGCATCGGCCAGTGCCAGCGTCGAATCCGCCAGCACTTGTCCCGCCGCATCGAGCAGCGCGACCTGCGCCGGGTCGAGCGGGCCGCGCAAGAACACGATCGTCACCGGGTCGCCCCCCAGCGCAGCCTTCGCGCTGGCGTCGTAGAGACAGGGGGCACCGGTCGCGGGAACGGTCCACCACCATGGCTCGCCGATCTGGAACAGCACCGGCAATGCCGCGTCCTGCGCGATGGTGACGAAGGCGCGCGCGACCTGCTGCAGATAGGCCATCGCGCCGCCATGCGCGGGCGACAGCAGTGTCGAAGACGGCACCCAGCCGGTCAGGGCTGGCGATCCATCGGGCGCGCGCTGCTTCCAGTCGTTCCAGCAATGCGCATCGAACAATTCGTAGGATAGCGACCAGATCAGGTCGAAACCGTGCTCGCGCGCGGCGGCGGCATAGGCGCGGTGCCAAGCCTCGCAAGGGGCGTTGAGCACACCGCCGGCAAGGCTGACGTAATGCGCGCCGCCCAGCGGCTCGAGCCGGAAATAATGGCTCATCCCGACATAGTGGACGATCCGCCCGCGATAGCCGAGGCCCTCGATATTGCGCAGCAGGCGCGCGGGCGTCTGGTTGAAGCTGTCATCATAGGCGGTGGCGATCTGCTCGCCATGCGCAGGGATCAGGACATCGCCGATTTCGAGCGAGGCATTCTCTCCCTCGCAGGAGAGCGCGGTCAGCTCCGCCCAGCCATCGATCGGTGCGGAAAGCACCGCCTCGCTGCCCTCGATATAGCCTTGCGGGACAAGGCTGATGAACATGCGGTCGATATCGGCGGGATGAACTGCCTCGCCGGGCAGGCCATAGCCCGATTGCAGCGCGGAAAAGGGCAGCTCGATCTGCGCATCGCTCGGTGTGCCGCTGGCATAGTTCCACAGGCGGACATACCAGGCGCGTGTCTGACCTGCGGCATCGCGGCCTTCGATCGTCAGCGTCGGCCCATGCGGCACGTCGAGCGCCAGGACCCCGCCGCTGCGCCAGCGAAAGCGCAGTACGCAGTGGGCGTAGTCGCGCTGCGTTTCATAGCCGAGCAGCGGGTGGTCGAGCCGGTCTTCGCTCTCCCAGATCAATCCCGCCAGTTCGCCTTCGTGGAAGAATGTGCAATCCACGCGCAGCGCATCGGGCGCGGTGGTGACCACGCTGGCCATCATCGGGCGCGGGAAATTGATCGTCCAGAAGCGCGGGTCGAAGCGCTGGATATAGTCGGAATGCTGCCCCTTGCGGTCGCGGGCAAGCCAGAATGACATGGCGGGTCTCCTAGACCGAGAGCGCGCGCCGCACCGCGCTCGCGACCTGGCGCGAGGAGCGCTGGAGCGCGACGGGGGCGGCAGTGCCACGCGGGGCGGCCAGGTTGATCGCGACGCGAACGTCGGGCCGGGCCTGGCCGTGTGGAACGCTGGCTTCCACCCGGCCGGCGCTGGTCGGGACGAACAGTTCGGGGCCGCGTTCGCCGACGAGATAGGGCCGCTCGGGCGCGACCAGCCCGCCGGTGGCGCGGCCGGGCAGGCCGAACAAGGCGCCCAGCGCCCCGCCGACCAGATTGCCAAGTCCGTCGCCGCCGCCGCTTCCGCCGAACAGCGAATCGAGCCCGAGGCGGAGCGCCTGCGCCGCGATCTGGTCGAGCACGCCGGCGGCGACGCGTTGCAGGTCGTCGAAGCCAAGACTGCCTTGGCGGATTGCCGAAAGCAGCCCGCGTTCGAGTACCTTGCCCGCGCGTTCGAACCCGCCCAGCACAGTGGTGTCGAACTCGCTGCGCATCGCGCGCATGTCGGCGGCAAAACCCTGCGTATCGGCGCGCACTGCGACGATCAGCTCGTCGATTTCGTCATCCATGGGCATCTCGTTCGATCAGCGCCGCGATTTCGGCGCGCGTGGGCGGGGTGTCGGCGGAAAGGGGTGGGGCAAGGCTGGCGGCGAGTTCGGAGGGCGTCGCGGCCCAGAACACCGGCGGCGTCCAGCGCATATGCGCCGCCGCCAGCGCTGCCAGCCGGACGGCCTGCGCTGCGAATGTCGTGCTCATCCCGACCCCTTGAGGATTTCGCCGAGGAGCGCGCGCAGCGGCGCGGCCGAAGCGGCGAGGCCCCGGTCGAGTACTGCCTGCCCCACTTCGGCGCGGGTCAGCTCGCCGCGATCGGCAAGGCAATGCCAGAACAGGCCGGCGATCTCGGCCAGCCGCAGCTGCCCTTCGCCCGCGCGGTCGACCAGTGCGAACAGCGAACCCAGCTCCTCCTCGGCGCGCACCAGCGCGTCGAAGCTCGGGCGCAGCAAATGCGCCTCGCCGGCGATGGTCAGCGTGGCTTCGCCGCGAACCGGATTGCTCATGCGGGGACCACCTCGCCCGAGCTTTCGAGCTGCAGCGCATAGGTCCGCTCGCCATTGAAATCCCCGGCATAGTCGAGCCGCTGGACAAGAAACTGGCCCCGCATCTTGGCGCCGTCCTCGAAGCTCAGCTCGTAATTGGCGAGCGTGCCTGCAAGCGCATGGCCGCGTACGCTGCCCTCGGCATCGGATCCGAGGAAGATGCCCGAGGCCGAGACCGAGACCGAGCGCGTTCCCGCGCCCGACAGCAGGTCACGCCAGCCGCCGCTCTGCTTGTGCGTCACCACCACCGTATCGCCATTGACGGTCATCTGCGTGGTCCGCAGGCCGGCGACGGTTTCATAGGCGATGGGCGAATTGCCATCGCCGATCTTGAGGAGGAAGGCGGCACCTTTTTGGGCGGTCATGTCGGGTTACTCCGTTTCGAGAAGCGAGAAGCGATATTCGAGCAGCACCGCGCGCAAGGCGCGGCGGCGGCGTTCGACGCGGCTGCGCAGGAACTGGGTGACGACGATCCGGTACCCCCCCTGCTGCGGGGCGAGCGTGGCGATGCGCTGTTCTACCCGCAGCGCGAGGGCCGCGGTCTGCGCGGGATCGTCGCTGCGTCCGACCAGCTCGAGCGCGAGGCGGATTTCGCGGCCCCGCGCGGTCTTGGTCGACCAGTCGGTGGTGGCGCTGGCGACCAGCGCGAGATGCGGCGGGCTGGCGGCGACCGGGCCGTCCTCCTCGATCGAATTGAGCATGTCGGCAAGGAGGGGATCGGCGCGGAGCCAGGCGACGAGCGCGGCGCGAAAGGCGATTTCCATCTAGCGCTCTCCCCGGCCGAACAGCGGCCACAGCAGATGCGCGCGGTGCCATTGGCCGCCAATGCCGCGGCGGGCATGGAGACGCGCTTCGGCGTGGGCCGCGGCGAGCAGGGCGGCGCGTTCGGTCAGGCGCTGCGCCAGCGCGGCGAAGCTCACAGCCGCACCATGCGATAGGGGCGCCACAGCGCGGCGATCGCGCTTGGCAACCGCTCTGCAGGGCCTTCGTCCCGCTCGCGATATTGATGCGCGGCGAAGCGCACGATGCCATGGCGCAGCGCGGGGTCGAGCTCGGCCCAATCCGCCGCCTCGCTGCCGGTGAACTGGATGCACACTTGCCACGCGCTTTCGAGCAGGCGGAGCAGCAGCGCATCCTCGCCCGCGGTGCTGATCGCCAGCCACTGCTTGAGCTCGGCCAGCGGCTGGCCGGACGGGTCTGTCGGCATGGGGGGTCCTTCTCTGGCGTCGGGCGGAAGCCTTGGGGGAAACGAAAGGCAGGCGGGGCCAGGGGGAAGCCCCGCCTGCCAGCTGCTAGTCTTCGATCTTCAGCAGCTTGATCGCATTGCCATCGAGCACCTGGCCGCCGACGCGCTTGGTGGCGTAGAAGTGGACGAAGGGCTTGTTGGTGAAGGGATCGCGCAGCACCTGCGTCGCGCTGCGTTCGGCGATCAGATAGCCGTGGCGGAAATTGCCGAAGGCGATCGGGAAAGTGCCCGCGCCGATGTCGGGCATGTCTTCGGCCTCGACCACCGGATAGCCGAGCAGGCGGTCGGGCTGGCCCGCGGCCAGCCCCGGCTGCCAGACGAAGGCGCCGTCGGAGGTCTTGAGCTTGCGCACTTCGGCCAGCGTCGCCGAATTCATCACGAAGCTCGCCCCCTGCCGGTGGCCCGCCTTGAGCGTATGGACCAGGTCGATCAGCCGCGTATCCGCCGCGCTGCCCAGCCCGTCGGGTGCGCCCGAGCCCAGATATTGCAGCGTCCCGAAGGCACGCGCACCATCCGCCGTGGTCGCGGTGGGGGCGGCAAGGAAGCCCCGGGGCTGGTTGGTGCCCGAACCGCCGATGAAGGCGGCCCCCTCGGCGCGGGCGAATTCCAGCGCGATTTCGCTGGCGAGCCAGTTCTCGAGGTCGAAGCCGGCATCGTCGAGCATCGCCTGGCTGGCCGCCGGGTTGGCATAGAGTTCGCCCGTCGGCGGCGCGATCTCGACGAATTCGGGCGTGTCGGTTTCGGGCCGTGCGGCGGTTTCGCTGACCCAGCCGCTGGCGGTGCCGCCGGTGGTCACCAGCTTGCGATAGCGCGCTGCCCGTCTGCACGACCTGCGCAATGGCGCGGATCGGGCTGATCGCGGTCAGTTCGCGGGCGATCGCTGCGTCGATCTGGCGCGGCACGGCATAGCCGCCGTCGGCGGGGACGCCGGTCGTGAGCGATTTGATCTCGGTGGTCGCTCCGCGCCGCAGATAGCCATCGACAAAGCCTTTCACCTCGGGTGCGGGCTCATCGGTGGAGCCGATCGCCGGGCGCGCCGCGGCGCGGCCGATCTTGTCGACGCGCGCTTTCACCTCGTCGACATCGCTGCGCACCGAGGCGACCTCGGCCTCGGTCTTGTCCTGTCGCGCGACGATATCGAAGCTGGCTTCGGCGGGATCGGTGGGGGTGGTCGTTTCCATAGAAGGGTCCTCTTTCTTCAGGGCACAAAAAAGCCGCCCGGAAGGCGGCGAGGGGTGTGGGCTTGAGCGTCGGGGCTGGTCAGGCGGTGAGGTGGATCCTCGCCTGCGGCTGCAGCGGGTGCGTGACCACGCTGACTTCGAACAGGTCGATCTCGGCCAGCTCGCGGCCACCCGGCGTCTGGCGAAAGCGGCGCGCACGGTACCCGAAGCTGAGTCCGCTCACCGCATGCGTTCGCAGCAGCGTGGCGGCGCGGCCCTGCGGCTGGTCGATCCGGGCGATGATCCGCAGTCCGCGCGCATCCTCTGCCGCGGTCTCGACCCAGCCGATGCGCTGGTCGCTGCGGTGCTGCCAATAGAGCGGGTAGGGGTCATCGCGCTCATCGAGGGTGCGCGTGAAGGCACCGCGGCGGATCGTGTCGCGCGCGCCATCGGGTAGGTCGAACAGCGCGGCATAGCCCGCGATGCGCAGGCTCACGAGAGCATGTCCGCGGCGCCAAGCCGGACCGCGATGCCGACCAGCAGCAGCGCGAGCACCCCGCGCACCAGCCACTCGATGGCCGCCTTCCACGCGCTCGCCTTGGCATCGCGCCAGGCCGAGAGCAGTTCGCGCAATTCGTCCAGGTCGTCCTGCGCGCTGGGGTCGGCGAGGCCGAGCCGGTCGAGCACGCGGCTCGCGCCCAGCTCGCTCGCTTCCTCGACCACCGCGCGCAGGGTGATCAGCTCGCCCCCCTCGGTGCGGGCCTGCGCGATCAGCCGCGCGAGCATGTCTTCCCTGGTCATGCGGACATCTCCATTGGGGACAGGCCGAGCATTGCGCGTTTCTCCGCGTCGCTCAGGAAATCGGCGCTGCTGACCTGCGCCCACAGCTTCTCGCGGTCCTCGGCCAGCGCGGGGACGCGGTCGACATCGATCTGCGGTGCCTCGGCGAACCAGTCGGTCAGCCCGGCGTGCAGCCCGGCCAGGATCTTGCCCGCCAGCGGCAGCAGCGTGAGGCGCCACAGCGCGCGATTGGCCTCGCGGTAATTGGCATAGGTGTTGTCGCCCGGCAGGCCGAGCAGCATCGGCGGTACGCCAAAGGCCAGCGCGATGTCGCGCGCGGCCGCCGCCTTCAGCGTGGCGAAATCCATATCGGCGGGGCTGAGGCTCATCGCCTTCCAGTCGAGCCCGCCCTCGAGCAGCATCGGCCGCCCCGCATTGCCATGCCCCTGGAAGGCCGCCTGCAATTCGGCCTTGAGCCGCTCGAACTGTTCGGCGCTCAGCGCGCCGCCGTCCTCGCCGGCATAGACCAGCGCGCCGCTGGGCCGCGCCGCATTGGCGAGCAGCGCGCGGTTCCATTCGCTCGCCGCATTGTGCACCGCCACCGCGGGGGCGGCAGCGGCCAGACAGCCCGCGCCATAATGGTCGTCGGTCGGGTGGAAGCCGCGCAGGTGGATGATGTTGGGCCAGCCGTGCTCGTCCTCCAGCGCGATCGTCAGCGTGCGATCGGCGAGCACATAGCGATAGGCGGTCGGCCAGCCATCCTCGCCCGCGACCACCTGCACGCGTTCGGGCCGTAGCGGATACAGCTCGACCGGCACGCCCGCGCCATCGCGGATCAGCTGGACATAGGCATTGCCATGCAGCGCCAGCTGCGCGGCGAGCACTTCGAGCAGCGGCTGCGACCCGCAGGATTTGGCAAGCAGTTTCGCCAGCCGCGCATCATCGCAGGCGACCGGCGCACTGCCGACCCCCTCGGCGACGATCCGCACGGATCGCTGCGCGACCGGATTGGCAAGATAGGCCTCGGCCACCTCGCGATTGTAATCGAAGGGCGCGCGCTGCAGCGGCCCGCCGTCGAAGCTGGACGCCCAGGGGCTGACGAAGCCGCGCGCAACAGGCACGCGCGATCCGCCCCCACCCTTGAAGGCGGAGACGAGACTGGTGAGGAAGGACATGGAAGTCTCCGGATTAGGTTTTTTAAGTCGAGCACCAGCCCCGGATCCGGGTCCGGGGCGACGGCAACTCAGGAACCTGTTCTTCTATTCGTCGGCCCGGGCTTGACCCGGGCCGGTGCTGCCTTCTTGAATGGCTACATGGATCGCGGAAGACTTGGCGGCTGGGTTTACATCATGGCCAACCGCTATCGCGGCGCACTCTATGTCGGCGTGACGAGTTCACTCGCCGCGCGCGTCACCCAGCACCGTGAAGGAACAGGTTCCGATTATTGCTCGCGGCGCGGTCTGACGCGTCTGGTCTGGGCCGAACGCGGCGACACGATCGATGACTGCATCGCGCATGAAAAGCGCCTGAAGCGCTGGCGCCGGGAATGGAAATTCGCCCTGATCGAAAAGGCGAATCCGTGTTGGGACGACCTCTACGACGTCATTCTTTGACGATGAGAAGCACCAGCCCCGGGTCAGGTCCGGGGCGACGGCGAGGGGGTACCCATCCCGTCACTCGTCGGCCCGGACTTGATCCGGGCGAGTGCTGCTTCTCATATCTGCCAAACCCGCGGCTCCTGACGCCGACCCAGCATCAATTCGCTCAGCGCCCACACCAGCGCATAGGCGCGGTCAGGCGACCTGCCGGGTCCTTCGTACGGTCCACCGGCAACCAACCCGCAGAGCTGGTCCTCGAGCTCCGCGAACATCCCGGCATGGCGCACGCGGCCCGCTTCGTAGAGCGCGGCGACGGGTTCGGCGCGCGCAACTTTGCCTCTGGAGGCGTGGACCAGCTTGAGCGGTAGCGCGATATCGGCGGCGCGCAGCACGCTGGCGACCATCTGGCCGCCCTGGTTGGCCTCGGCCACCACGCGGTCGGCATTCCAACCGCGTGCGGCTTCGGCCACCGCGCGCGCCCAGCGTTCGGGGCTGGCCTTCGCGACCGAGCAATCCGCCAGCACTTGCGCGATGCCGCTTGCGCCAAGTGCGCAGACCACAATGCCGCATTCGTCGCCGCGGTCGCTGGCGGGCGGATCGACCCCGACCACCACACGGCGAAGCGGATCGGTCGACCCTTCGTGCCGGCAGCTCTCCAGCAGCGACCGCGTCCACAGCGCGCCCTCGATCTCCTCGAGTAGCACGCCATCGAGCTCCTGCCGCCCGAGCGCGGTTTGGCCATATCGCTCACGGATCGTGGCGACGAAACGCGGCGGCAGATTGGCGGCGTTTTCATAGGTCGTCCCGCGGCTGATATGCGCCAACCCGCGGGTTTCCTCGCCCACCAGCCGCCGTACCAGAGCGGTGGCGCGCGGGGTGGTGGTGGCGACCACCTTGGGGTGCAGCCCCAGCCGCAGCCCCATCGCCAGATTGTCCCATGCCGCTTCGGCCTTGCCCGATACCCCCGGCCATTTGCCGATCTCGTCGCACCAGGCATGGCTGTGCTGCGGGCCGCGCAGGCTTTCGGGCTCGGCGGCCGAATAGAGAAAGGCCATCGCCCCGTTCGGCCAGGTCAGCCGCTTGAGCGAGGGCTCGTAGAACGGCCGGTAGTTCGGCGGACAGATCGCCAGCACCCCGCTTTCGCCTTCAACCATCACGCTGCGCGCTTCGCCAAGCGAGGCGGCAACCAGCGCGATCCGCGCATCGGGATCGAGGATGGCGGATTCGCGCACCCATTCGGCCCCGGTGCGGGTCTTGCCGAAGCCGCGCCCGGCGCAGATCACCCAGCAATTCCAGGCGCCGCGCGGCGGGGACTGCGCCTCGCGCCGCCAGAGCGGCCAGTCGTGCCGGATCAGCGCACGTTCGCGCTCCTCCAGCTGCGCGATCAGCCCGGTCTTGGTCCGGTCGTCCTGTTTGCGCAGCCAGTCGAGGAACCCGTCACCCAGCATCGGCAGGATCAACCGGATCGGTTTCGTCCTCGGCCAGCGCCGCCTGCAACGCCATTTCGTTCTGGCGCATGGCCTCCAGCTTGGCGTTGAGCGAGGCGAGCACGCTGGCCTCGTCCGAATTTTCGAGCTGGGTCCGCTCGCGCGCCACCGTCTCGCGGTGCAGCGTCAGCAGGCGCAGCGCATTGGCGATGTCGAATTTGGGCCCGTCGGCAGGCACGCCCTCGCGCAGGCGCTGCAGCGTTTCGAGTTCGAGATGCTCATATCCTTCGAGCAGCGCGGCATACCATTTGCGCGCGAATGCAGCATCCTCGCGACGCACCTTGTAGGCGCGGGCGGGGTTCACCCCGGCAAAATGCGCGGCGGCGGTCACATTGGACGTCTCGGCCAGATGGTCGAGAAAGAAACCGCGCCAGTGGCGGTCGAGCTTGCCCTTTTCGCCGCGCCGATAGGCGGCGGCGATCTTGGTCCGCTTGGTGCGGGCCTTGGCCGCCTTCGGCAT